CTATGCCCCCCATAGCCCCCCGACCCCCCGAGATCATGCCGGGGGCAGTGGGGGGCTACGCTCACACTAGTGGGGGGTGCAGTCTACCGATAGCCCCCGATAGCCCCCGCGCGATGGGGGGCAGCGGGGGGCAGTGTCCGGAGTGTCGACCCCGATGGTTCGACCATGGCCCCCGATAGCCCCCCGATGGCGCGGGATCGAGCCCGGGGGCGCCCGGGGGCTGCGCGATAGCCCCCGCCCAGGTGCGCAGGGATACGGTACGGGGTAGGGTATCGGGGGCCGGGGAGCGGATACCCTCCGGGGTATGACCCCCCCCCACCCCTAGCCCCGGCGGGGTCCGAGCGACGGCCCGGCAATGGTACGGACCCCCCAGACAAATTTTTTCACCCCACAAATTTTTTGAACGCCGCGTAAGTTGCCCCAGACAAATTTTTTCTTTTTGCGCTGCATTACACTCGCGCCATCGCTACGCTCCAAAACATGTTCCGCGACCTCCCCATTACTGCCAGAGAGCTAAAAGCCACGCCCGCGACGTTGGAGCGCATATACGACGGCGCAAAGCTGGGATTGCGTGGAGATTCGCTTGCGCTGGCTGCGGGTTTGTTGCCGGTGGAGTTGGCCCGGCTGAAGCTCATGGACCCGATTGCGGAGATCGCGGAGATGAAAGGCCGCGCCGACAGCGAGATGACGATGTCGCGCACGCTGTACGAGGCGGCCGAGGGCGGTGATTCGAAGGCGGCGCTGGAGTTCCTGCGGCACCGCCACGATTGGGTAGCAAAGCAGCAGGTGCAGGTAGACGTCGCGCAGTCGATCAGTATCACTGCGGCTCTGGAGATGGCCGAGAAGCGCGTGCGTGCTGCGGAAGCGATAGAGGATGCGGTGGAAATACGGCCCCGGCTGGCGCCGCAGGCTCTGGCGGAAATGGGCCCGGTGTAACCGAGGAATTGCGTGCAGACCACGAAATACACCCCGCAAGAAGAACAGGCGCTGATGAGTCGCCTGTGGAGCGCAAAGCTCCGCGACGACCCCGAAGCGTTCGTGATGTTCGTGTTCCCTTGGGGCGAAAAGGGTACGCCGCTGGAAAAGCGCAGCGGCCCGCGAAAGTGGCAGCGGGAGATTCTGCGGAAGATACGGGCGCACATCGAAGAAAACGGCGACCGCGATATGTACGAGGTATTCCGCCTGGCGGTGGCCTCTGGCCGAGGAATCGGAAAGTCCGCGCTGGTGAGTTGGCTCGTGCTCTGGATGCTGAGTACGCGGATCGGCGCGAGCGTGATCGTCTCAGCGAACAGCGAAGCGCAGCTGCGCAGCGTGACCTGGGCCGAAATCACGAAGTGGCTGGCGATGCTGATGAACTCGCACTGGTTCGAGATCAGCGCAACGCGTATCGTGCCGGCAAAGTGGCTGACGGAACTGGTGGAACGCGACCTGAAAAAAGGTACGCGTTACTGGGGCGCGGAGGGCAAACTCTGGAGCGACGAGAATCCCGACGCGTACGCTGGCGCGCACAACGACGACGGCATGATGGTCGTGTTCGACGAAGCCTCGGGTATCCCCGACAGTATCTGGAGCGTGGCTGCGGGGTTTTTTACGGAAAACACGCCGCACAGATTTTGGTGCGCGTTTAGTAACCCGCGCCGGAACTCGGGGTATTTTTTCGAGTGTTTTAACGCCAAGCGGAACTTCTGGAAGACGCAGAACATCGACGCCAGAACGGTGGAGGACACTGATAAAGGCGTGTACCAGGCGATTATTGACGAGTACGGCGAGGATTCGCCGCAGGCAATGGTCGAGGTATACGGCGAGTTTCCCGGCGCGGATGAATACCAGTTCATCCCGCTGGGGCTGGTAGAAGAAGCCGGCAAGCGGCCCCCGATGCGCGACCCGGAGGCACCCGTGGTGCTGGGGGTGGACCCCGCGCGGTACGGGGCGGACGCAACGATTATCGTGGCGCGACGGGGGCGGGATTTGCTCGAAGTGCGACGGTTCAGGGGCGATGACACGATGACGGTGGTGGGGCACGTCATTGAGGCCATTGAGGATTTCCGGCCGGTGCTGACAGTGATTGACGAAGGCGGCCTAGGCGCGGGCGTGCTGGACAGACTGCTGGAGCAGCGGTATAAGGTGCGCGGGGTGAATTTCGGCTGGAAGGCCAAGGATCAAAAGGCGTACCAGAACAAGCGGGCCGAGATGTGGGGCGCAATGAAACAGTGGCTGCGCACGGCGTCGATCAAGGACGACAGGAACCTGAAGAAAGACCTGTGCGGCCCGAGGACGCGACCGAATTCGTCGGGGGCGATTGCGCTGGAGACGAAGGAGCAGATGAAGGCCCGGGGCTTGGCTTCGCCTGATGCTGCTGACGCACTGGCGGTGACGTTTGCGTTTCCCGTGGCGCACAGGGAGTACAATCCGCGCAGCCAGCACCGAGTGGTTACGACGCACGGGGGAGCCATGCAGTCGGCCGGGTGGATGGCACACTGAGGGTCTGTCATGGCAAAGTCGGTGTCTCTGAGCGTTGGTCGAGGCGAAAAGCTGCCCACGAAGCAGGGCGCTGGCCTGACGGCTAAAGGCCGCGAGAAGTACAACCGCGAAACGGGGTCGAACCTGAAGGCGCCGGCGCCGAACCCGAAGACTGAGGCCGACAAGGGCCGAAAAGCGTCGTTTTGCTCGAGAATGGGAGCAGTGGCCGCGAAAGCCAAGGACGGCGAGCGGGCCAAGGCTGCTCTGAAACGCTGGAAGTGCTGATCATGCCGCAAAAACCCGGCCTCTACGCCAACATCCACGCCAAGCGCGAGCGCATTGCTGCCGGAAGCGGTGAAAAGATGCGCAAGCCAGGCGCTCCTGGCGCACCGACCGCCAAAGCGTTCAAAGAGTCGGCCAAAACGGCCAAACCGAAGGGGAAATGACATGCCTCTGGTGAAATCCGCGTCCAAGGACGCGTTTCGCAAGAACGTGAAGACCGAAATGGCGCACGGCAAGCCGCAAAAACAGGCTGTGGCGGTGGCGTACAACACGCAGCGCATGGCCAAGGCGCCTGCGAAGGGCAAGAAGTAACATGGCACGCGACGACGGCATCAACGGGGCTCGGCGGGTAGCCGACGGCGGCTCGGACAAGTCTGAACTGCTGGCAGAAATGCGCACGCGGATGCAGTCCGCGCAGTCGGCGTTCTCGCTCACGCGGCAGGCCGAATTGGACGACCTGCGGTTTATGGCCGGCAGCCCGGACAACAACTGGCAGTGGCCGCAGGACGTGCTTGCCACGCGCGGCAGCGTGCAGGGCCAGACGGTGAACGCCAGGCCGTGCCTGACGATCAACAAACTGCCGCAACACGTCCGCAACGTCACCAACGAGCAGCGCCAGAACCGCCCCAGCGGCAAGGTCATCCCTGCCGACGATCAAGCCGACCCCGAGGTTGCCGAGATTTTCGACGGCATCGTGCGGCACATTGAGTACATGTCTGACGCTGACGTGGCGTACGACACGGCCTGCGACAATCAGGTTACGTTCGGCGAGGGGTATATCCGCCTGCTGACGGAGTACTGCGACGAGGACACGTTCGATCAGGATATTCGCATCGGTCGCATCCGCAACGCGTTCAGCGTGTACATGGACCCGATGATCCAAGACCCCTGCGGGTCGGATGCGCGGTACTGCTTTATCACGCAGGACATCACTGTCGACGAGTTCGAGCGGATGTTCCCCGATGCCACGCCGATCACGACGCTGCGCACGCAGGGCGTGGGCGATGCGTCGATGGGGTACTGGCTGAACGAAAACACGGTGCGGATCGCCGAGTATTTCCGCATCGAAGAAGAACGCGCCACGCTGAATCTCTATCCTGGCGGCTTGACGGCGTTCAAGGGGTCGTTTGAGGCCCGCCAGATGGAAGCGATGGGCATGGAACCCCTGCGCACGCGGGAGTCGTCCAAGCGCGTTGTGAAGTGGATGAAGACCAACGGTTTCGAGGTTTTGGAGGAGCAGGACTGGGTCGGGAAGTACATTCCCGTGGTGCGCGTGGTGGGCAACGAGTTTGAGGTGGACGGCGAGATCCACGTCTCGGGCCTGGTGCGCAACGCCAAAGACGCCCAGCGCATGTACAACTACTGGGTGTCTCAGGAAGCCGAGATGCTGGCGCTGGCCCCGAAGGCGCCGTTCATCGGGTACGGCGGCCAGTTTGAGGGCTACGAGAACCAGTGGAAGACGGCCAACACGCAGAACTGGCCGTATCTGGAGGTAAACCCTGATGCCACAGACGGAGCCGGAAACTCTTTCCCGCTTCCTCAGCGAGCGCAGCCGCCGATGGCGCAGCAGGGGCTTATCGCCGCCAAGATGGGCGCCGCAGACGACATCAAGGCAACCACGGGCCAGTACGACCCGTCCCTCGGCGCGACTTCCAACGAACGATCGGGCCGCGCTATTCTGGCTCGTCAGGCTCAAAGCGATACCGGAACCTACCACTATGTGGATAACTTGGCCCGGGCCATACGGCATGTGACGCGCCAGATTATCGACATGATCCCGAAGATCTACGACACGCAGCGCATCGCGCGAATCATCGGCATGGACGGCCAGACAACGATGGCCAAGATCAACCCGATGCAGCCCGAGCCGGTGCGCGAGTTGAAGGACCAAAACGGCGTCACCATCGAGAAAATCTACAACCCCGGCGTCGGCCGATACGACGTTGTGGTCACCACAGGCCCGTCGTACCTGACCAAACGCCAGGAAGCGATGGATGCCATGTCGCAGATCCTGCAGGGCTCGCCGCAGCTGTGGGCCGTGGCCGGCGACCTGTTTGTGAAGAACATGGACTGGCCGGGAGCGGAAGAACTGGCAGAACGCCTGCGCAAGACAATCGACCCGAAGTTGCTGCAGGATCAGGACGACCCGGCGTTGCAGGCTGCCAACCAGCAGATTCAGGTGCTGACGCAAGAGATGCAGGCCATGCAGCAGATGCTGCAGAACGTCCAGCAGTCGATGGAAGCGCAGAAAATGAAGGTCGACACGTTCAAGGCCGAGTCTGACGCCGAGATCAAGGCCTACGAGGCCGAGACGCGTCGCTTGCAGGCTGTGCAGACGGGCATGACGCCTGAGCAAGTGCAGGAGATCATCATGCAGACCATGCGTGACATCGCCACTGTGGGCGACATGTCCATTGCCATGCAGGGCCAAATGCCCACGGCCGCACCACAGGGGATGCCAGTATGAGTTGCGAGAAGTTTATCGGCCAGCTGTTTCTGGCGCGGGATTGCGCTCATTCGACCCACCTCAACACACGCTCGTACGCCAAGCACAAGGCGCTGGCCAAGTTCTACCACCAGATCATTGACCTGGCAGACAGTTTTGCCGAGGCGTATCAGGGCAAGTACGGCCTGATTGGCCCGGTGGAACTGCAGCAGGCCACCAAGACGAACAACGTGGTGGAGTTTCTTGAGGACATGGTGCAGACCATCATGGACACCCGTTACGATGTCGTCGAAAAAGAATGCACGCCGCTGCAGAACATCATCGACGAGATTCTGGCGCTGTTTTACAGCACCCTGTACAAGCTGAAATTTTTGGCTTAAAGGAATATCATGGCGTCGTACAACAAGTTTAACGACTTTTCTGAGCAGCTTGTCGAAGGTGTCCATGATTTTGGCGCCAACACGTTTAAAGTTGCCTTGAGCAACTCTGCGCCAATAGCATCAAACACCGTGTTGGCCGACATTACACAAATTAGCGGCACCAACGGCTATACCACTGGCGGCACGGCAACGACAATTTCTTTGTCGGAAACAAGCGGCACCACAACGGTAAACGGCACTGAGGTGGTGTTTACGGCTTCTGGCGGAAGCGTAGGTCCGTTTCGTTACGTTGTGCTTTACAACGATTCCGCCACCTCTCCGCTGGACGCGCTGGTGGCTTGGTGGGACTACGGCAGCAGCATCACGCTAGCTGACGGCGAGACGTTTACCGTCAAGTTTTCGAACACAACGCCTGGGGCAATCTTCACGCTGGCTTGATCATGATCAAGATTGATTTTGAGTTTGACACCCCTCACGGCAAGTTTGCCGATGCTCTTCATCTGCCTGATGATCACGGCTTCAGCGAAGCTGAAATCCAGGCGATGAAGGAGCAGCGTCGAGACAACTGGATTGCTGTGGTGACTGCGCCTCCTGTAGAGGTGGAGCCAGAGCCGGAGTACATTGAGATTGATGGCGTTCGTTACGTGAAGGCAGTGTAAGCATGGCTGATCGCTATTGGGTTGGTGGTTCAGGAAGCTGGAACAGCACTACTAAGTGGTCTACGACCTCTGGTGGTGCTTCTGGCGCTTCTGTTCCTACGTCTTCTGATAATGCTATCTTTGACGCCAACTCAGGCACTGCTCATTTCATCGTGACGGTGACAGACAATGCTACCTGTGCTGATCTCACCATCACACCAGAGCCTGTTGCTGGTGTTACTCAGTTTGCTGTAGGCGTTAACTTTGTCATTGCAGGCACACTGTCTACTAGTGGCACAGAAGGAAATAGACGCATTTGGTTCCGGTCATCGACCTACGGCTTGATGCGCGACATGCAGATTGCCACTATCGGCACAGTGACCGATGTGGACTTCCGCGACATTCGCGTCACAGGCACCGGCGGGACGTTGACAGGAACACGCATTGGTGATTTGCGTGGAAATAACAACATCACCTTCGACACGCCCAAAACCGTCTACTGGGTCACCCTCGCAGGCGGAAGCTGGAGTGGCAACAACTGGGCTGCAAGCTCTGGCGGCGCAGCCAGCACAGACAACTTCCCGTTGGCGCAGGATACCGCTGTCATTGAGAACACGGGGTTGAATACGTCGGCTACGGTGACGCTTGATAGTGCGATTCCGTACATTGGAACGCTTGATATGTCATCAAGAACTAATGCGATGACATTAAATTTTAGCGCAGTTGGTTATACTATTTACGGAAATTTAACTAACGGATCTGGCACAGCTTATAGTTCTACGTTCGGCTTAACTTATTCAGGAAGAAATACGCAGGTTATTACAAGCGCTGGTAAAACATTTACGAACGATCTCACTATTGATTCTTACGGTGGAACCGTTGAACTTGCCGACGCGCTAAACATTGGTTCGCGAACCCTCACCGTCACCAACGGCACCTTCGACACCAAAAACTACAACGTCACCGCGTCAGTAATAACTACTAACAATACCAATGTACGTGGCATCAAGCTAGGCAGCAGCACGTTGACGTTGAGTAATTCAACTACAGCAGTACAACTGGGAGCGATAAATCTTTCCTTTGACGCAGGAACATCACAAATAAATTTGACAGGGAACGGCGGTATTAACGGGAGCGGCAATACTTTTTACAACGTCACCTTCACCAGCACAACCGCTGCTACTCGTAGCATCAATAATGCAAACACGTTCAACAACGTAACCGTTACTGCCCCCGCTACTGCCGGTATAACAACTCTTGCGTTTGACTCTAATCAAACCATCACCGGCACCCTCACCGTCGCCGGTGCCACAGCCGTCCGTCGCATCTTCGTCCGCTCCGACACCATCGGCACCACCCGCACCCTCACCGTAGGCACGCTCAGTGCCGACAATTGCGACTTCCGAGACATCACCATTGCTGGCACCGCAGCAGGCTCTTCTCCGACCCGTGCAGGCGACTGTGGCGGCAACAGCGGCATCACCTTCCCTGCGGCAAAGACCGTCTATTGGAACCTTGCCGGTACGCAGAACTGGTCTGCAACGGCATGGGCGCCGGGCTCTGGAGGCAGTCCTGACATCAACAACTTCCCGTTGGCGCAGGACACGGCTGTGTTTGATGAAGCTGCGGGCAGCGTGACAGGAACCATCACCATCAATGCTGCTTGGAACATCGGCACGTTTGATGCGTCGTTGCGGACTAGTGCTATGACGCTCACCACCAGCACTAACACTCCGTTTGTTTATGGAGATTGGAAGTTTGGTACAGGAGTGACGTCGTCTAGTACAGCAGGCACGATCACGTTCGCCAAACGCGGAACTCAAACCATTACCAGCAATGGCATTACGTTTGGTTGCCCTATCACGATAGATTCCGTTACGGGTGTTGTCCAGCTTGCTGATGCGCTGTCGCTTGACTCAACACGTACCCTGACCCTCACATCTGGCACGTTTGATGCGGTGTCGTATAACGTGACGACGGGATTGTTTAGCGCTGTTTTTGCAACATCAGGTTCCAGATTAAAAATGGGTTCTGGAACGTGGACGCTTTCTGGAACCGGGAGCGTCTGGACTGGTATTTCGTCTGATGTTACCTTTTATAAAGGTACTGCAGACATCGTCCTGTCCAACACCAGCACCTCTGCCCGTACATTCACAGGCGGCGGCCTCTCCTACAACAAACTCACCATCGGCGGCGCCACCGGCACATCCACCACTACCATCACCGGCAACAACCAATTCACCGAACTCGCCAGCACCAAAACCGTAGCGCACACCATTGCCCTTGGCAGCACAACGCAGACCTTCGGCAAATGGACGGTGACGGGCACAGCAGGCAACGTCGTCACGCTCACCGGCACAGGCACTGCCCACATCCTCGCTGGAGCCTGCACAGACAGCATCGACTACCTTGCTATGGGCAGCATCGGCTTCGCTGCCACAAGCCCTGGCGAGTTCTACGCAGGTGCCAACAGCACAGGCACAGCGGCAGCGCCTGTCTACCGCACAGCCAAACCAGCCGACAGCACACGCTATTGGGTTGGTGGCACAGGCAACTGGAGCGACACCGCTCGTTGGTCTACGTCGTCTGGTGGAGGCTCAGGCGCGTCTGTGCCGAGAAGCCATGATGATGTTGTCTTTGACAGCGCGTCCAACGCCACAGCCTATACGGCCACGGTCGATACCGTCACTGGCGGCATCAGGATGAAATCTTTGACTATTGCAGGCCCCGCAAGCGGCAACGTGACGCTGGCTGGCAGCACAGCTATTGTTGGTATTCACGGCAACGTGACGCTGCCTGCGACAGGGCTGACAAGGACGTACACAGGCGCTATCACGCTGTCTGGAAGCACGTCAGGCAAGGTGCTGACGACGAATGGTGTTGCGTTGGCATCGTCTATTACGGTGAATGGGGTTGGGTGTGAGTGGACGTTGGGGAGTGCTTTAGATTTGAGCACAGTAGGGGGCTTTACGTTAGTTAATGGAGTTTTTGATTGTGTAACGTACAATTTGACATGCGGGGGAATTACCTGCAGTTCTTCTAATATAAGAACCTTTGACTTTGGGTCCGGGACTATAACGACTTCTGGTAGTAGTGGCGCATTTGCGTTTGGAACTACGGAAACTACATCTGCTGATCTTACGATTGTTGCCGGAACTGCGCAAATTAACTGCACTGGAAGCAACCCAACCTTTTCAGGAAATGGCAAAACCTTCTATAACGTCGCATTTACTGACACATCCGCAGGCACCGTCACCATCAACGGAGCCAACAGCTTCAACAACCTGTCCTTCACCGGCATCACCTCTGCTGGCTTGAAGGTCATCAGCGTCACAGCCAACCAGACCATCACAGGCACCTTCACCTGCTCAGCAGGCACCAACGCCACGATGCGTCACTTCGTTCGCTCTGACACCATAGGCACCACACGCACGCTCACCTGCGCGGCTGTGTCCTTGACCGACGTTGACTTCAGAGACATCACCATAGCCGGTGTAGCCGCGCCAGCGACAGGTACGCGCATCGGAGACTGCAAAGGCAACAGCGGCATCACGTTCACGGCTGCGGCAAACAAGTACTGGAACCTCGCTGCTGGCGGCAACTGGGGCGGTGCTATTGGTTGGGCTACGTCAAGCGGCGGCTCTCCTGCCATCAACAACTTCCCTCTGGCACAGGACACCTGTTTCTTTGAAGCTACGGGGTTGAACAGCGGCGCTACCATCACCATCAACCAAGCCTACAACATCGGCACCATCGACATGTCGGCTAGGACGACGAATACGATGACGTTGGCGACGGGTTCAACCACACCAGCAATCTACGGCAACTGGATCAACGGTACTGGAACTACGTTGACGGGAACGGGAACGCTGACTTTTTCTAATCGTGGTTCGCAGACAGTTACCAGTGCCGGAAAGACGTTTAATCAAACATTTGACATTAACACGCCTAATGGTTCTGTAACACTGTTAGATGCAATTACTGTCAACGGTGGGGTTAATCATATAGCGGGTACATTTGACGCTAATGGATATAATTTCACCAGTTCGGCAAGTTTTTTTGCAAACGCTGGAAATCAAGTAAGAACCTTGGCGATTGGTTCTGGTTTATGGACTATTTCTAGCTCATCAAATCCTTGGAACGCGGCGTCCACCAACCTCACCGTGACAGGCACCGGCACCATCAGCCTCACCTCCGCATCAGCCAAAACCTTCGCAGGCGGCAACGTCTCCTACAGCGGCATCACCCTTAACCAGGGCGGCAACGGCACTCTTACCATCAGCGGCAACAACACCTTCAAGACCATTAGCAGCACTGCCGCTGGTGCCAACACCATTGCAATGGGCACCACCACACAGCGTGTCACAACGTCGTGGACAGCCTCAGGCAGCGCTGGCAACATCCTCACCGTCCAAGGCTCTTCAGCAACTTCGCCTTGCACCTTAGTCTTCACAGGCAGCGGACAAGCTGCTGATGTTGACTACCTAGCCATTACAGGTGTTAGAGCATATCCGCTATGACTTGGTACGCAGGTAATAACTCCACCAACAACGGGTCGTTGGGGTGGATATTTGCGCCCGGCGGAGTTGTTTACGAAATAGATGCAGAATCTGGCTCGTACGCGATTACCGGCCAAGCAGCAACGTTTGTAGTTGAGGCAAGTTTTGACGCTGCCGCGGGCTCTTACGCCGTCAGTGGGCAATCGGCAACATTGTCGGCAAACCGACAGGTCAACGCTGAAGTTGGTTTGTACGCGCTTGCCGGTCAGGCGGCAACGCTTCTTGCTGACAGAACAATAGCGACAGATGCCGGCATCTACAATGTGTCTGGGCAAGCGGCAACGCTGGAGCTTGAACGCATATTCAATGCTCAAGTCGGAAGTTACGCAGTTGCCGGCCAAGACGCTGAGTTTGCAAAAACTGCCGTAATTTTTGCCGAAGCTGGGGTGTACGCAATTGTTGGACAACCAGCAGCGTTCGCGATAGTTCTTGAGTACCCGTTGCCCCAAGACGTCAGAAGCGGTGTACAGTACGGCCCTGGTGGCATTTACGTCGGCACCATGCCGCCGGATTCCAGGGTGCCAATCCGGTCTTTCACTGGGAGTTTCTAAATGTCCATGAACCTCAAGGCCGTTACCACACGGCTGGGTTACGAACAGATCACCGGCCTAAGTTCCGCCAAGAGCCTCACCGTTCCGACCAGAGACGTCAACGGTCTGTCATGCAAGCCGTCCATAGCGTTGATTGTTGCAGAATCGACAGCCGTTCGTTGGCGAGACGACGGCGTTGCGCCCACCGCATCTGTTGGGATGCCGTTGGCAGCAGGTGTGACTTTGCAATACGACGGCGACCTGACATACATTCAGTTCATTGAGCAAAGCGGAAGCTCCAAACTCAACGTAAGCTATTACGCTTAAGGACAGCGCCATGAACGTTTTTGGCGATTTTGGACAGATCGACACTGACAAGTTTCTTGACTACATCGCCAGGCAGCTGCCGGCAGATGTAGCCACGCTGGTGCAAGCGCGGGATGAGATTGCGCTTCGTCAAGGCGCGTTGACCGCTGTGCAAGACGCAACAAAATTGCGCGCCGACGCCAAGGCGGAGCTGGACGCAGCCAAAAAAGACGCAGCCGGCTTGGTTGCGGAAGCGCAGCGCAAACTGGAAGAAAACAAGCTGTTGCAAGATGAACTGAATGCCAACTTGCAGGCTTATGATCTTCAGGCCGAATCGTTCAAACGCGACTCAACCGCCAAATGGTCTGAGCTTGCAGCTAGAGAAAAAGCGGTTGCTATCAAAGAAGCAGACGTTGCTTCACGCGAAGAAAAGATGCGTTTTGCGCAAGATGATTTGCAAGCAGAGCGCGAGCGACTTGATGCCCGGATCAAGGCGTTTCAAGACAAAGTTGCATCGCTCAGTATTTAATGCGGTACACTGCCGCTGTACCGGCCCGTTGACCGGGGATTCCACGGAATCAAATGGACGCAGATCAACTGCCCGTAGCGGACACCGCGCCAGCGGAAACCGTGCAAGCGCCCGAGGTGACGGCCACCCCGGATGTCGCTACTGATGCGCCGGCTGAACAGTCAAAGACTTTTTCGCAAGAGGAAGTCGACGCACTGATCACCAAGCGGCTCGCAAAAGAGCAGCGCAAGTGGGAAAGGAAGCTCACGCAACCTGCCCAGCAACGACCCGTTTCAGCCCCCGCACCTACTGCGGATCAGTTCGCCAACGTCGACGAGTACGCGCAAGCGCTCGCCGAACGTAAGGCGCAAGAACTGGTTCAGCAGCGTGAGCAGCGGCAGCAACAGGAAGCCCTGCTGGAGAACTATCAGGAGCGCGAAGAAGCGGCCCGGGAAAAGTACGACGACTTCGAGCAAGTCGCACTGAACCCGAAGCTGCCGATCACGACTCTGATGGCGCAGACCATCCAAGCCTCTGACGTGGGGCCGGATGTTGCGTACTACCTTGGGAGCAATCCCAAGGAAGCGGAGCGGATTTCTCGGCTGCCGGCTTATTTGCAAGCCAAGGAAATCGGTAGGATCGAAGCCAAAGTGCAGTCGAGCCCGCCGGCAAAGAAAACCTCTGCGGCCCCCACGCCGATCACGCCTGTTACCGCCAGGTCTGCGTCTACGACGTACGACACCACTGATCCGAGGTCTGTGAAAAACATGACCACCAGCCAGTGGATCGAGGCCGAGCGGCAGCGGCAGATGAGGCAGTGGGAAGCCAAGAATCGCGTTCGTTGATTGAAAGGAATTTGTCATGGCTCAAAATCTGTTGACCATCGACATGATCACCAACAAGGCGTTGGAGATCTTGGAGAACAACCTGGTCATCACCCGCAACGTGAATCGTCAGTACGACGATTCGTTCGCCGTCGAAGGCGCCAAGATCGGCGACACGCTGCGCATCCGCCTGCCGGATCGCGCTCTGGTCACCGACGGTGCTGCGCTGCAAGTGCAAGAGGTGCAGCAGCAGTTCACCACGCTGACGATCGCTTCGCAGAAGCACATCGGCGTCAACTTCACCTCTGCCGAGATGGCCCTGTCGCTGGACGACTTCGCTGATCGCGTGCTCAAGCCTCGGGTTTCGCAACTCGCGGCCAGCATCGACGCCGATGTTGCCAATTCGTACAAGGACATCTTCCAGTCTGTCGGCACCCCCGGCACGACGCCGGCTACCTCGCTGGTGCTACTGCAAGCGCAGCAGAAGCTGAACGAGGCAGCTGCTGTCATGTCGCCGCGCTACGCCACCGTCAATCCGGCGGCCAACGCGGGCTTGGTGGAAGGCATGAAGGGCCTGTTCAACCCGACCAGCACGATCTCGCGCCAGTTCAAGAACGGCATGATGGGCGAAGGCATCCTCGGCTACGAGGAGATCAACATGTCGCAGTCCATCAAGGTGCACACGACCGGCTCGGCCTTGCGCTCGGACACCCCGATTGTCAAGACCACGCTGACCAACGGTGCGACCAAGCTGACGCTGGACAACGTGACCGACGGCAACACGCTGGTCCCGGGCGACGTGTTCACCATTGCTGGTGTGTTTGCGGTCAACCCGCAGACCCGCGAGTCCACCGGCTCGCTGCAGCAGTTCGTGGTGCAGAACACGGTCACCTCGGCTTCCACCGAGTTCGTGGACGTGGACTTCCTGCCGGCCGTGTACGCGCCCACGCAAGCCTTGGCCACGGTCAGCAAGCTGCCGACCGCCAGCGATATCGTCACCTTCTTGGGTGCGGCTTCGACGGGCTATCCGCAAAACCTGATCTACCACAAGGACGCGATCACGTTTGCCACCGCTGACCTGATGCTGCCGCAAGGCGTCGACATGGCCAGCCGGAAGGTTCACAACGGGATCTCGATGCGGATCGTGCGCCAGTACGACATCAACAACGACCGGATGCCGTGCCGGATTGACGTGCTGTACGGGTACAGCGTCATCCGCCCGCAGATGGCCGTTCGCATGTGGGGGTGATGAAAATGCCGAACACCAAAGCAATTGGTGTGGCATTCGAGGATCCCGAACTCGACGGTGCAATCATCGGCAAAGCCGGTGGCACCGCCGGGTTCTACGGAACCACGCCTGTCACGCAACGCTCCAGCGCAGCCCAAGCAACGTCCGCCGTTGGCACTGCCAGCAGCGCGGACGTGACGACTGCCCTCAAGGCCGCCGTCATCGAGATCATGAACACGCTGCAGGCCATCGGTCTGTGGAAGGGTGGCGCATAAGCGCCAGAAAGGAACATCATGTCCAACGCAAACTTTGAAGCGCCCAAGATTGGCGACGGCCAGCAAATGGGCGATGGCAACGTCGAGGAAACCCTCAACGTCGGCCGCAGCGGCCAGCCCGTGCAGATGCAACCCACTGCCACCGGCAAGGTCGGCTTTTACGGCACGACGCCGATCACGCAGCGCACCGCTGCCGTTGCCACCTCGGCAGTCGGCACCGCGTCGTCTGCTGATGTCACCACGACGCTGAAAGCTGCCGTGATTGACATCATGAACACGCTGGCCGTTCTTGGCTTGGCCAAGGCTGCGTGATCAAGGTGCTTCATGCGGGATGCGGTGGGTCGCCGCTTCCCGAATGGATACAGGGTCAGGAGACTCGTCTGGACATTGACCCAGGCGTCTCTCCTGACTTTGTTGCTCCCATGACCGACATGGGGGACATCGGCCAATACCACATCGCATACTGCTCGCATGTGCTGGAACACATGCCGCCGCACGAAATCGTGCAAGCGTTGAGCGAACTGCACCGCGTGCTGATGCCGGGTGGGTTTCTCATCGCTGTGGTGCCGGATCTGGAGGGCATCAAGCCCGACAACACCGTCGTCTACGAGTCGCCAGCAGGCCCGGTCACGGGGCTGGACATGTACTACGGGATGGCCAGACTGGTGCAGAGCAATCCGTACATGGCGCACAAATACGGGTTCGTCCGCAAGACGCTGATCGACTTTGTCGAGCACGCCGGGTTTAAGGTCCGCCATGCTGGCCCGTCCATCAATCACCAACTCATGATCACCGCACAAAGGCCCGTGACGCAATGAAAATCGTCTTGTGTGTGCCTACCCTTACCCGCCCGCATTCCGCGCTTCTGGAGGCCATAGAGGCCGCCGTACCGGCACTGGATGCGGCGGGCATCACGCACCAGATGGTAATGGAGGTGGGCAATCCCTACATCAGCCAAGCGCGCAACGTCATGCTGCGCAAGGCGCTGGATGCGGGCGCGGATCAGATCATCTTCCTTGACCACGACGTATCGTTCCCGCCGGAAGCGCTGCTGAAGCTCATCCAGACGGAAGGCGACGTTGTGGCCGGAACGTACCGTTTCAAGCGGGACGAGGAAGACTACATGGGCTGCCTGTTTACCGACGCGGGTGGGCATCCCATCGTGCGCCTGGCAGACGGCGCTATCCACGCAGAGTGGGTGCCTGCCGGGTTTTTGCGCGTGACCGAAGCGGCAGTCGAGAAGTTCATGCGTGCGTACCCGCACCTCATGTACGGCAAGGCGCACAAGCCGCACGTTGACCTGTTCAACCACGGCGCGCACAAAGGCATCTGGTACGGCGAGGACTACTCTTTTAGCCGCAACTGGAACGACTGCGGTGGATCTATCTGGCTGATCCCCGACGCGGACATCACGCACCACAGCGCCGACAAAGCGTATCCCGGCAACTATCACATGTACCTGCGCCGCAGGCCCGGAGGCGACCTATGCCCGTCATCTACATGAAGCACCCGATCCACGGCACCAAGGTTGCCACGATGGATCTGGAGGCAGAAGAAGATGAACGCAACGGGTGGGAAAGGTATACTCCGGGCGAGGAATCGCCCCAGGTTGCCGTCAACGAACTGACTGCGCGCAGGCGGCGACGGGAGTCCGCCGATGTCTACCACAGCCGGTGACCAGATCAACGCCGCACTGCGGCTGATCGGCCAGCTTGCCGAGGGCGAAACGCCCTCCGCCGCCACGTCACAGGATGCACTGGCGGCTTTGAACCAGATGCTCGATTCGTGGAGCATTGAGCGCCTAGCGGTGTACGCCACGCAGGATCAGGTGTTCACTTGGCCGTCCAACACGGCCACGCGCACGCTCGGGCCGACGGGCAACTTTGTCGGAACGCGGCCGGTGCTGCTGGACGATTCGACGTACTTTCGCGACACCGAATCTGGCGTGTCGTTTGGCATCGCCATGATTAACCAGCAGCAGTACAACGGTATTGCGCTAAAGACCGTGGGGTCGACGTATCCGCAGGTCATGTTCACCAACATGACGTTCCCCGACATCACGATGACGCTGTACCCGGTGCCCAGCAAGGATCTGGAGTGGCACATCATCAGCGTGCAGGAACTGTCGCAGCCCGCGCTGTTGAACACCACGCTGTCGTTTCCGCCAGGTTACCTGCGGTGCTTCAAGTACAACCTGGCCTGCGAGATCGCGGCCGAGTTTGGCGTCGAAGCGCCGCCCACGGTGCAGCGCATCGCCATGTCGTCCAAGCGCAATCTGAAGCGCATCAACAACCCGGATGACCTGATGAGCATCCCGTACAACCTCGTCAACCGCAGGCTGCGCCGGTTCAACGTGTACGCGGGTACGCCGACGTGAAGACGCCCATCCTCGGATCGTCCTATGTGGCGCGGTCGGTCAACGCGGCCGACAGCCGCATGGTCAACCTGTTTCCCGAGGTGGTGCCCGACGGCGGCAAGGAACCTGCGTTTCTCCAGCGGTGCCCGGGGCTGCGTCTGGTGGTCACCGTAGGCGACGGGCCGATCCGTGGGATGTGGAAGTTTGGCGATTTCCTGTACGTCGCATCTGGCGGCAAACTGTACCGCGCTGACGGAAATTTCGCCGTGACGGAACTGGGGCTGATCAACGGCAGCGGGCCGGTGAGCATGTCGGACAACGGCACGCAGCTGTTCGTCGCCTGCAACCCTGACGCGTTCATCTACAACGCCAGCACGGGCGTATTCGCGCAGATCAGCGACCCCGACTTTCCGGGCGCAGTCACTGTGGGCTACCTTGACGGGTACTTCGTGTTCAACGAACCCAACAGCCAGCGGTTCTGGGTTACATCGCTGAACGACGGCACGCAGATTGACCCGCTGGACTTTGCCAGCGCTGAGGGCAACCCGGACAACATCGTGTCGCTGATGGTCGACCACCGCGAAGTATGGCTGTTCGGAAATAACACCATTGAGGTCTGGTACAACGCCGGCTTGGCTGACTTCCCGCTGGCGCGCATTGACGGCGCGTTTATGGAGACGGGTTGCCTCGCCCCGTACAGCGTTGCCAAGCTGGACAACAGCGTGTTCTGGCTGGGTTCGGACGCCCGCGGCAACGGCATTGTGTACCGGAACAACGGGTACAACGCGCAGCGCGTTAGCACGCACGCTGTGGAGTGGCAGATCCAGCAGTACGGCGTGCTCAACGATGCCATCGGCTATTCGTACCAGCAAGACGGGCATTCGTTCTATGTGCTGACATTCCCGACCGCTAACGCGACATGGGTGTTTGACGTCTCCACTGGGGCGTGGCATGAGCGTGCGGCGTGGGATGGGGTGGAGTTCCGTCGGCACCGCAGCAATTGCCAAGCCAATTTCGCCGGCGAGGTGTTGGTGGGGGACTGGGAAAACAGCAACGTCTATGCGTTTGACCTTGAGGTGTACAAGGACAATGAAGAAGTGCAGCGTTGGCTGCGGTCTTGGCGCGCGCTACCCACGGGACAAAACACGCTAAAACGCACGGCGCATTATGCACTGCAGTTGGATTGCGAGTCGGGAACAGGGCTAGTTACTGGGCAAGGCGCTCAGCCCCAAGTTATGCTTCGTTGGAGCGACGACGGCGGCCACACCTGGTCCAACGAACACTGGGCCAGCATGGGCAAGCTTGGCGAGTACGGCAAGCGCGTGATCTGGCGCCGGCTGGGCATGACTATGAAGCTGCGGGATCGCGTGTACGAAATTAGCGGCACCGACCCGGTGAAGATCGCCATTATGGGCGCCGAATTAACGGCGACGCCGACGAGCGCCTGAGATGCAAACGCTGCCCCGCGTCCCAGCATCCCGCGATCCGCTGGTGGACCGTGGGGCAATCACCACGCGCGCGTGGTTTCGGTTCTTCTCGCTGCTGCAAGACAGCATTGGCCAAGCCAGCAGAGAGACGTTCACGCTGGTGCAGAACTCTACTGGCGCAACGCTGCCCAAGGGCACTGTGGTGGGCTTTGCCGGCGTCGGCGCGGCCAACGTATTGTCGGTGTCCAAGTACCTTGCTGACGGCTCCACGCCGTCGCTGTACATCCTCGGCGTGCTGGACGAAACCATCCCCGACAGCGGCTCCACGGGCCTGTGCAGCGTCTGGGGGAATGTTAGCGGCATCGACACCAGCGCGTTCAACGTGGGCGACATCCTGTACGCCAGCCCCACGGTGGCGGGTGCGTTTACCAACGTCAAGCCCACGGCGCCGGATAACGTAATTCCGATGGCGGCAGTGCTAGTGGTCAACGCCACTGATGGCGTGATTTTCGTGCGGCCGACGATCGAGCAGCAGAAGTATTACGGCGAGTTCACTAAGACCACGGACCAGACTCCCGCTTCGACGAACACGGCCTACGCGCTGACGTTCGACAACACCGAGATTGCTGAGGGCGTCAGCATCGGCTCGCCTGCGTCGCGCATTGTGGTGGTGCAGTCTGGCCTATACCAATTTGACGCCACCGTTCAGATCGGCAGCAGTAGCAGCAGCGCCAAGACGGTTTGGCTGTGGTTCCGCAAAAACGGCACGGACATTGCCAACTCTGCTAGGTTGGTGACAATCAACATCAACAACGGCTACGTCCCGATGGCGCTGGCCGAGTTTTTTTCGCTTGCCGCCAACGATTACATCGAGATCATGTTTGCCGCAGACGCTACGGCCATCACGGTGGATAATGTCGCAGCCACGGCTTTTGCGCCAGCAGCACCTGCCGTCGTGCTGGCGGTAAGCCAGATTCAACAGTGAGAGCACCATGAGCGTTTCGCTTTCCCCATACGCTGGCGCCGGGGCGCAGTTCTTCGACAACAACGGCAACCCGCTGGCCGGGGGTAAAATTTTTACTTATGCCGCCGGCACGACGACGCCGCTAGCAACCTACACGGATTACACGGGCAACACGGCTAATCCCGTGTATCCGGTGGGCATCGTGCTGGACAGCGCCGGACGAACGCCCGCGCAGATCTGGCTGACGGAAGGATCGTCGTACAAGTTCGTGCTGGAAACGGCTCTTGGCGTCACGATCAAGACCGACGACAACATCTTTGCGTCGTACGAATTGGCCAAAGCCGTCGGTATTGCTGTCGGTTTGGGCGCCGGCAGCGTTCCGACCAACATCGCTGTGGGCGACACGGCGCTGGACAGCAACACCACGGGCTCCAACAACACCGCAGTGGGCTACAACGCCCTGACGGCCAACACGGACGGCTTCCAGAACACCGCCGTTGGCTCCGAGGCGCTGGATGCGAACACCTCGGGCGACTACAACACTGCGGTGGGCTTCCAAGCGCTGACAGCGGCCAACATTGCAAACTACAACACTGGCGTGGGCTATCGGACGCTAAATGCGGCCACTACCGGCGCAAACAATACTGCGTTGGGTAGCGATGCGCTGTTGTTGGTGTCCACGGGCTCTAACAACGTGGCGGTGGGGTACTCGGCGCTGGACGCTTACACCGGCAGCGATGCCGTGGCCGTGGGGGCTCTTGCGCTGGGAGCAAACACCAACGGCCCAGGCAACACTGCGGTGGGCAGAGGTGCGGCGCAACTGGTGGTTACGGGCGCGTACAACGTTGCCGTTGGGTGGGCTGCGCTGGATGCGGCTACCACCAGCAACAACGTAGCGGTTGGTGCAGACGCCTTGGGCGCACTGACAAGTGGGGACAACAACACCGCAATAGGGTTTCAAGCCGGCAGTTCTATTGTGTCCGGCAGCGGAAACATTGTTATTGGCCATAGCGCCGCCGCATCATCCTCAAGCGTCAGCAACGAAATGACGCTGGGCAGCACCAACATTACGTCAATGCGCGTGCCGGGTTTGTTTATGACGGTCGGTCAGAAATGGATCAACAACAGCACACTCACGGTGGCGATTTTGCTTGCTAGCGCGCCAGCTGCTACTGTCGGCGCAGGCGCTCGCGCCGTAGTAACGGACGCCAGCGCAACGACTTTTCATTCGATCGTAGCCGGCGGCGGCGCGAACGTCGTGCCCGTGTTCAGCGACGGCACTGATTGGCGGATTGGGTGAGGTGAATCATGGCAAAGCTAACGTCAAAAGGCACTTACGCCGTTTCTGACTGGTCGAACGTTGACGCCCTGTTTCCGAAAACGCGGATGGGGACTGGCGCGGAAGACTCTGACGTCACCTACCAGAATGACGCCTACACGCAATTCAAGAACCTAGAGAGCGGCTACTGGCTCCAGTTTTTGCCGCAACTTGGGTTTACTGGGCCGACTACCAAAGAGGTTGTCAACTTCCCCGGCACGGTAGACGAAGAAAGAACGACGACGATTTCCGACGAGGCCGCTGCTGCAATCCAGCAGTTCAAGGCGCAAGGTTACGATGTTGTCATCAATCCCAATAAGATTGATTCTGGCAGCAAAAGCGTAACCGAATTTGCGTTTAAGACGCCAGATGGCAAGTTTCAAAAGACTTGGGAATACACCGGTGGCGCATGGTACGAGCAAGTTGCTCCGTACCTTGGGCTTGTGCTGCCCGGAATTCTCGGCATGGCGGGCATCAGCGCCGGCAGTCTTGGCGCGTCTATTACCGGGCAAACGTCCAACGCTCTGTTAAACAACGCGGTCGGCGGCGCGATTATTGGCGGCGCAAAAGAACTGATTACCAGCGGCGGCGATGTTGAGTCCGCCATCAAGGGCGCGCTGACTGGCGGCGCGCTGGGTGCTGCGGCAGAGTTGGCGCAGCCATACATCAAGGACGCCGCAAACGCGCTATCCAATCTGACCGGCGAACAAGTCGCGCAGTTGGCCAGCACCGATGTTGCGGCGACAGACGTTGCCGGCAGCGTGGGCGACGTGGATGTGGGTGGCGTGGGGGATGTGGGTGTGCCCGCAGGGGTTGAGCAAATTGCTTCTGTGGCTAACTTTAGCCCAGAGGCAATGCAAACCTACGCTAACGAAATCGCGGCGGGCGCATCCAGAGATCTTGCCTACACAAGAGCAGTGTTGGTGGAAAACCAGCTGCAAGCCGCGCAGTCTATTTACGACCGCACCATGACCCCAGACGTGGCAGATGCCATGTTGGCTGGGGGATCTGCACCGCCAGTGGTGAACAACCTGGCCGGAACGGCGGCGCCAGTTACGCCTCCGCCTGCAAATGCGTTGACCGGCGGAACCATTACTCCAGAGGTGGCAGATGCCATGCTGGAGAACAATCTGACGACGCCGATTTCCGTTACCCCACCCGGCGGCGTGGCAACCGTTGATTTGACTGCCGGCCAAACCGCCGGGCAAGCCGCAGGCGCAGGCACTGTTGCCGACACCGGAGCCGGCCTTGGTGCCGCAGGCACTGCCGCAGGCGTAGCGGGAGCGGGTGTGGCGGCCGGTGCTGCCGGAGCCGGCACGGCAGCGGGCGTGGGCGGCCAGATGACTGCAGCCGATATTGCAGGACTAGACCCCAACCTCACGCTAGGCGGCGGCTCTGACGTGCTAGGCGGCACTGATGTCGGCGGCGGCACAGGCGCAATCATCACGGGCGCAGCAGGCGGCGCTGGTGCGGGCGCTGTCACTGCGGGTGGCGCTACTGCCGGCCTCACCGGCATCCCCGTCGTCGACGACTTCCTCAAGTACATCGGCACGCCCGCAGGCGCTGCGGCGCTGGGTGCGTTCGGCAGCTTGGCAGGCGGGTATCTGACGGGCCAGGCGGCGAAAGACGCGGCAAACATCCAAGCGCAGTCGGCGGCAAACGCTCTCAAACTGCAGCAAGATCAGTTTGATTACCAGAAAAGCCTGCTGGAGCCGTATCGCGCGCGTGGCGAGTCTGCGCTGAACCGCTTGGCCGGCGTGATGGGCCTCGACGGCCAACCCGCCCAGCCCCAGCAACTGCTGGACATGGACCCCGGCTACGCTTTCCGCTTGGGCGAGGGCATGAAAGCGCTGGAGCGCGTGCAGGCCGCGCGGGGCAACATGCTGTCTGGCGGGGCGATCAAGGCAGGCCAGCGGTACGCGCAGGACTTCGCCTCGGGCGAGTACGGCAACGCGTACAACCGGCTAGCCAACATCGCCGGATTGGGGCAAACTGTCGGCGGTCAGTTGGGCTCTGCGGCCCAGCAGTTTGGCCAGACGGCAGGGGAAACGATGTCTCAGGGCGCGAATGCACTAGCGGCGGGGCGGATCAATCGCACCAGCGGTTACATGGGTGGCGTCGGTGGCGCTGTAGGCGCCTATCAGAACTACCAGAACCAGCAGCAGCAGAATCAGTTGTTCGGAAAGTTTATAGACATCTACGGCCGCTCCGTCGGCGTTGGGGGCTGACATGCCGATTGACGCAAGCATCATCTCGCAAGCGCGAAACATTCCGCAGATCCGGTATCAGCCGGAGTCGCAGTTTGAGTCGTTCGCCAAGATCCAGCCGACGCTGAATGCGATGCAGCAGATGAAGCAGCGTGCGGTTGCGGCTCGCGGTGCGGCTGAGATTGAAGATTTCATGCGCTCTCGCGGGCATAACATCAACCTTGGCGAGCTTGGCGCCTTGATGGTGCGCGTTGGCAAAACTGAAGAAGGCGCAAGGCTAATTGCCGCAGACAACGAGCGAAAGCAAATAGAAGCGGCGCTTGGCGGCATGGGGCTTGGCCAACAGGCCACCGAGCCGACTGGCGTAAATGCTATGGCTGCCGCGCCGTCCGCAAACGCGATGGCACAGCCCGCTGCGGCGCAGCCTTCTGTCCCGAGTCAGGCGGTCACTGCGCCTCCTATGCCGGCTACCGCGCCGAGCATGGCTACGCAGGGTCAGCCCGCAGGCTTTAGGACGACGCCGCGGCAACTGGCGCAACTGGCGGCAAGCGGGCAAGCTGGCGCTAGGGTTGCAAGTGCGATGGCGCCGTTTGCGGAAAAGCCGCAACCCGTACCGGAAAAATTACGCCTGATGCGGCAATTTGGTTTTCCGGAAACCCAAGAAGGTTATCGGCAGTTTGAAGAATTTAGTAGGGCGCCGCAAGATACCAGAACGTCTGACGAAAAGAATTACGAAACAGCGCTCAAAGGCGGGTTTAAGGGGTCGTTTTACGAGTACCTGACTGGATTGCGCAAAGCTGGCGCTCCGAACACATCGCTTAATTTGGCTACAGAAAAAGCAGAAAAAGTTGCCCGCGCACAACAATTAGTGAAAGACTACGATCAAGTTTCACAGACTGCCAGAAACGCTAGGCGATCTTTGACATCAATTGAAGGCGCACAGCGCGTTCTTGACAGAGGTTTTACAACTGGGTTTGGAACGGAAACTATTGGCGTTGCAGCATCTGTGCTTGCTTCGCTCGGAGTTCCTTCGGCAGAAAAATACGCCACCAATTCACAGGCATTTTTGTCAGCAGCAAGAAACGTTTTGCTTGACCGCCAGTTGGATCAAAAAGGCCCGCAAACAGAAAACGACGCAAAACGCATTGAGGAATCTTTTGTCAGGCTTGGGAACACTACTGCGGCAAACAAATTCATTCTTGCCGTCGCCAAGGCTCAGGCGGAAATGGCATCAGCGCAGCAAAAAGCGTATTCCGCATACTATCGGAAAAATGGAACTTACGATGGCGCGGAAGAAGAATGGCTTGCCGGAGAAGGAAGCAAGTCTATTTTTGAACATCCGTCAATGAAACAGTTTTCTGATGCTGCGGCAGAGCCAACTGGCCGACCTTCGCTAGAGCAAATATTGGGTCCGCGTCCTGCAAATCTTGGGAAATAGCCGTGGCCGACTTGCGTGATCAAATTAATTCAGCCCGGCGCGCCGGTTATTCCGACTCGGATATTGCGGATTTTCTCAAACAAAGAGATCCCAACATCGGAAAAGCTCTGGAAAGCGGCTATTCGGCAGATGAAGTAATGCAGCATTTGGCACCGCCGCCGACCGTAATGGAACGCGCTGTCCGCCAGACTGGTATTGCTGCTCGCGGCGCTGCGCCTGGGGCACTAGGCGCCACTGCTGGTGGCGCATTAGGCGCCGCCATCGGCGGCCCGCCTGGCGCCGCAATTGGTGCGTTGGCCGGCTCTCTGTACGTCCCCGCCGCAGATGCGCTGGCAAGCGCATACCGAGGCATCACTGGCAGGGATGTAAAGCCGTTGTCGCAGGCCATTTCTGAACGCCTTCCCGGGCCGCGTGCCGAAACTTCGGTCGAGCGCATGGTAGAGGCCGCTGGCTCTGCGCTTGGCGGCACGGTGCCACAAGTTGCCGCAGGGCAACGCATGGCGCAAATGGCCGGAGGCGCCGGCGCCATAGGACGCGAAGTAAGCCGCGTGCCTCTGACGCAGGTTTTGGCCGCGCCCGCCGCCGGCGCTGCGGCGCAAGGCACTGCTGAGGCCACTGACAGCCCTTTGGCTGGCGTTGTCGCTGGGGTTGCAACCGCAGCGATTCCCGGATTGCGAGCCACCAAACGCGAGGCGGCGCCTACGGAAGCTGAACTGAAGGGTCGGTCTAAAGCAAACTACGACATTCTTCAACAGTCAGGATTGCAGCTTTCTAACTCTCAATTTCGCCAATTTGCAAATTCTTTGCCGGCGCAGCTTCGTGTTTCGTCGGGTTACGTCCCCGCGGCGTATCCAAAAATTTCCGCAGTGATTGGCGAAATGGTTAAAGGTGGGCCAAAAGATGTTGCTGAATTGCAGGCGTTGCGAAAGATGATTGCCGGCGCAGGCAAAAGCGCGGACGCGCAAGAGAGGCTAATTTCTCATGAATTGCTTGACGCATTCGATGATTACGTCTTGAACGCTCCGCCAAGCGCAATTGTTGGTGGCGATAAAACCGCCATTAAGTCGTGGAATGAAGCGCGCGCCGACTACGCAAAGATGAAAAAAAGCGAAATTTTTACCGACATGATTGAAAAGGCGGAACTTGACACGGCCAGCAAGGTTGCGTCCCTTAGTCGCCAGCTTTCTTCCTTGGCGCGAAACGACAAACGCATGAGGGTGTTTACGGCCGATGAACGCAAGGCTATTGAAGCGGCGGCTAAAGGCGGAAAGATGCAAGACATGCTCAACGTTGCCGGCAAGTTCACTCCGATGACGCCCGCTGCAGCAATTTTCGCAGCCGTTGCGCCGTATGGAGCCGCCGTCGCCACTGCAGGCCTAACGTCGCGTGAACTTGCTACGCGCCTCAAACAGCGCGACATTGGTCGCCTATCGCAACAAATGCGTCTTGGGCGAGAACCTTCTGTTCTTGAGTCGCCACTGGCAAATATTCCAATCATGTCTGCCAGAGGATTGCTTTCCGGCCAAAATGAATTGATTGAACCAGTCCGCAACCGCAACGCCCTCACTCAGTGACATGGACACCCAAACCCTATTCAACGTGGCCGTCACGCTGGCAGGCGGCATGGGCGGCTGGATACTGAACAACATCTACCAGTCGATCCGGATGCTGGACAAAGACGTGCGTCAGATGCCGAGGTTGTACGTCACGAAGGAAGACTACAAGGCCGATGTCGCGGAGATCAAGCAGATGCTG